ACGGAGAATATCACACGGTATCAGATTATCGACCCTGCTGGTGCGAAGAACTGGTTCATGTGCTGGGTTGCGGTTGACGAGACTGGAACATACTATGTCTATCGGGAATGGCCAAGCGTGGATGTTGGTGACTGGGCTGAGTGGAAGAGCGGCAAGTGGGTCGCTGGTGAAGCGGCAAAGGGTCTTGGGTACGGCATCCGTGATTACGTCGAACTAATTCAAAACTACGAGGAAGGCGAAGAGATATTTGACAGATTGATCGACTCTAGGCTAGGTGCTGCTAGGTATCAGGCATCTGATGGTGCTTCCTCGATTATCGAAGACTTAGCTGAGATGGAAATCATCTGCAATCCCGCATCTGGTCTTGATATTGAAGAAGGGCTACAGGCGTTGATCAGTAAAATGAGCTACGATACCAGCAAGCCATTGGATTCAGTAAACCGCCCGCACTTTTACATATCGCAAGACTGTGAGAATATCATTCGCGCACTTGCTGAATACACTGGAGATCAAGGACTTAAAGAAGCATGGAAAGATCCTATTGACGTTCTGCGTTATGCTGCCATTGCTGACTTGGATCACGTTGACGCTACAAAATCACAAATAACAAAACAAGGATCCGGAGGATATTAACCAAAACAATAATGACAATACCCAAAGAATTTAAAGAACTTTTAGAAGCAAGAGATCGGGAATACAGAGAACGTCACCCACTTACAAGTAAAGAGCGGCACAAGGAAATAGTGGAAGCATCAAACAGCATAACGCTAGATGACTACAATTCAGAGGAGAAATGGACGTTTAAAGAGGGGGAATCTCCGTGGGATTGGTATGATGCTCAAGTTGCGGCCATGAATCACTTTGGTCATATTTTTTGCATTGATCCATTTTACGGAAACTTTAGAAAATACACCATAGATGGTAATCACTTAAGTCCAGATGAAAAATCCATATTCTACGGATGGGAGTGTGATTCAACAGAAAAACTGATAAATCGCTTAAAAGGAACCGATTATTTGAACATGACCATAAGAACTATTAAGTACCTAAAGTTAAATTGTGGTGTTGAATTCCCCAATGGTTGGGGCGACCAATTTCCAAAAACAGTATGAATAAAGGAAAATCCTGACCGATTAAGAAATTTATGATTGATATTAACTGCTGGAAGCAAGGAGACATTGTCGAGAAGTTGGATGTAAAGCCAGCCGAGGCAAAAGCATTTCGTGATGAGTTCCTAATCAAGGGAGTTCACTGGGATAAGAATGGAGCGACGATCTATTGGACTGACCATGCGATGTGGATGTTCAAGAAGCACCTTGCCGAGCCTGTGGCTAGCAAGACTGAGATCGAAGTGTTTATCGTCGGCCCAGCACAGAACCCAAGGTTTGTCTATGGCGATCTTGACGGAACACGCATTCCAATCGAATGCTCACAGAAGGATTCCCAACGTATCGTCAAGAAGACGGTTACTGTATCGGTCAGGGAAGAAAACGGAGAATTTTATTACAGCTATAACCTATGAAATCATCAGAAGAAGAAGAAATTATGGAGGGCGAATCGCTCATCTACGCATCCACCGAGCCAGACGTTCCGTCATTACGGAATGCCTATGACAATTGCCTGTTGCAGCTCGATGAATACTTTGAGGTTTGCAGACGAAGCTACGATGACCGCAGAAACATCTGGGACGGGAAGACCCAAGACCTTCGTAAGAATGGATCAAATGCATTTCCTTGGGATGGTGCGTCAGACATGGAGGTCAACGTCATTGGCGAGAGGATCGATGCGTTCGTATCAATCCTAGATCAAGCGTTGACCAGAAGCCACATCAAGGCATTCCCAACAAGCACTACATCTATTCCACGGGCGGCACTGGTATCCTCATTCCTCAAGTGGATGAAATCTAGCTACATCCCTGACTTCAAGAATCAGATGGAACTGGGAGCCAATTACCTGCTTGAGAAGGGCATCATGGTCAGCTATGTTGGATGGAAGCGCGAGAAGCGCACGTTCCTACAGGACGTATCAATCGATGAGCTGGCACAGGCATCCCCTGACATGGCAGAGTTGATTATCAATGCTACGGACGATGAGATGCTGATTGACATGGTGATCCAAGCGTTCCCGCACATGACTGCTAAAAGAGTTCGCAAGTTCCTCAAGGAGATCCGCAAGTCTGGAGTCGCAACCATTCCCGTGCCACGTATCTCAGTTGACTGCCCATTCGTTCACTCCTGTGCGCCTGATGGTGAGGTTCTGTTTCCCCCGTATGTCGTAGATCCACAGGCAGCACCTTACGTCTTCTGGAGGACGTTCATGACCGCTCAGGAGCTTGAGAAGAAGGTAACCACCGAAGGTTGGGATGAAGAGTGGGTGGACGATGCTATCGATAATCTCAGAGGCAAGGATTCGTACTACTTGGACGGACAGAAGGTTAAGAAATATACCAACCTGCCTATCTCAAACGACACTGACCTAGTGATGGTTGTCTACGCATATCAACGTCTGATCGACGAGGATGGTGCTGAGGGTATTTACTGCACGGTGTTCAATCCTAACGTGGATGGTTACGCAAAAAATGAGCTGCTCAACGGCTATGATGAATACCCATTTGTTGTCACTCGTCTTAGCAATAACCAAAAGCGAATGTATGAAGTGCAGACGTTCCCTGACATTCTCCGTGGGGCGCAGTTGCAGATTAAGACCGAGAGAGACAGTCGAATTGATAGGGCTAGCTTGGCTACTTTGCCACCTATTATGCACCCCGCCGGTAGACCTCCATCTGATTGGGGGCCGGGACGTAGAGTGCCATACAGACGCTTGGGAGAGATTGCATTTGGCCCTATCCCTCCATCTGACAATGGGTCTATGGAGATTGAGTTATCCATGAATGCACAGGCAGACAGGGCAGTTGGATTAGATATGACTAGTCCTATCTCAAGCGTTCGCCAGCAGTTCTTCGTTAACAAGTATTTGGATCACGTCAAGGATGTCCTTGGACTTGCATGGAAGCTATTTCAACGCATGGGGCCAGATGAGATCTTCTTCCAAGTCACTGGAAATCCAAATCCACAGACGATGACCAAGGGGTCACCAGACGAGAACTATTCGTTCAGTGTTTCGTTCGATTCGCTCAGTGCAGATCCAGAGAACGCAGAATCACGCATGAAGCAGATTGGAAGCCTTGTTCAGTTCGACCGTAATGGACGCATTGACATGGATAAATTCCTTGAATTTGCTGCTATGAGTATCGATCCAGTGTTTGGTGACTATGTCCTGCAACCAGCAGAGGAAGCTACCGCAAAGGTTCAAAAACAAGTTACAGACGACTTAGCTAAGATCTATGCTGGTATTGAGATGCCTGCCCAACCTAATGGCGCACAGATTGCAATGCAGATGCTCCAAGCATACGCGCAGCAGCCTGACGTGGCTAATAGAGCACAGCAGGACGAAGCATTCGGACAACGACTTTCCAAGTACGCCTCTCAATATGAATTTCAGATGCAGCAAATGCAGAACGCTCAGATCGGGCGTATTGGCACTGCTCCAGCACAGATGGGTGGAATGGAAACTCAAGGAATAAACCAGTAACAATATGATACCAGTACCAACACTACCAGAAGCAGTCTCTATCCTAGTAAACAACGAGGAGTTCAAGGTATTCCTTAGCTTTCTAGAGGACGAGCGTGAAGTCTTCATCGCCAATCTGAGACAGGCAGAGAACCCGAACGAAGTAATGAAATTGGCAGGTTCAATTTCTACACTTGACGAGATTCTACAATTCGTTAGTATGAGTTCGTCCAAGTAACGCTGTCACGTTGATTTGGGGTTTGTCATGGTAACGCGCCCTAGTAGTTAAATGCTGCTAGGGCGTTTTCCGTTGTGCAGAAAAAATACCAAGGGGGGTTGACAAGCCCGAAATATATAGGCAGTTGTGTCCTATCGCTACCGCCTAGCGTAATTGGCGTTTTAATATATGAGTGAAGAATCATCGGCCATCGCTGGGGTCACAGAACCAGTGTCAAACGTATCAGTTGAAGAGTATATCGCTCGCAGGACTGGTATTGCATCACAACAGGACGAACAAGCAGCGGAATCCGAGTCGGATACCGAAGTGGAATCTGAGGATCAGGAAGCTGAGACTGAGGATACTACCGAGTATGTCGATGAAGAGGAGGAAGCTAGTTCCGAAGAAGCTGAATTAGATTTGCTTACTTTATCTACCGAGCAGATTCAAGAATTGGCTAAGAAAGGCAAGAGTCGCTTGCTCCAACGTGTCGGTGAATTATCCGCACAGAAGAGACTGCTGGAAGAAAAACTCCAACAACAAGCGTCAGCAAAACCTACGAAAGAAGTTCCTCAGAATGAAAATCCATTCAGAGAGATTTCTGACCACAAGGAATTGGCTGCTAAGTATGGCGAACTTGAACAGGTCTTGGAAGATACGGACGCTATCCTTGAGGAGCATGAAGACTACGGCCCAGATGACATTATTACTGTCGGGGATCGTGAATTCACCAAGAGGGAAATCCGCAAAGCAAATCGTAATGCTAGAGAGTCTATCACAAAATATATTCCCGCCCAAGAGAAGCAGATTGCTAAAATTCAGCAACTGTCTCAAATGGAAGAGCATTACACGGCTGCTGCTAAGAAGGAAGTTCCAGACATTCTCGATTCCGAGTCTGAGGTTGGAACACGCTTCAACGCCATGATGCAAGACCCAATCGTTCAACAGGTAAGAACTCAGATTCCAGAACTTGGCGCACAGTTAGAATACCTTCTAGCTCATGCCGCAAACTCCATCTTTGGTAAGGGCAAGTCCAGAATTAACTCAGCAGCAGTTGGAAGTAAGTTGAAGATAAATCCATCCTCATCACCAGCAGGTTCAGCCGCAGTTAAGTCAGGATCAAACAAGCCACAGAAGGCCGCAGCGGCATACAATAGGTTTGAAAAATCTCATTCAGTAGATGATTGGATCTCAGCACGAATCGCTCAATACAAATAATTTAACAACACAATAACACAATAATATGGCTATCTCAACCACATATGCACCCAATGCTCCTACTGGTCGTTCAACGACTGGTTCCGCAATTGGCAACCGCGAAGACCTCTCCAACGAGTTGACCCTCCTCGCCCCAGAAGAAACCCCTCTCTTGTCGCTCTGCGCTAAGGGTACGGCTAAATCCACGTTCTCGGAATGG